ATCGACCGAGGCGGCCAGGACGCTCGTCTGGATGTTCTTGAGTGCATCCGGTGACAGCCCCTGACTGTCAGACGAAACGCCGGTCCTGTCCCGCTTCAGCTTGTCGAAGTGCTCCAGCATCGGAAACGTAGCCTGGGCGGTGAACGGGATCGCCATCGGCTGCCACGCCTCACCCACCGGCCGGTTGAACCGCACCACGTGGCCGACACGGGTCGTCAGGAGGTCATCTAGTGTGTTCTCGCCAATTCCCTGCTCCCACACAGCATGCGACGGATTGTTGGTGTGGTAGAGGTTCGTGAGCGTCTGCCGCAGCAGCGTCGTCTGCACCTCCTGAATGTCCATCACCTTCTCGGCGGTCGCACGGCCGAAGTGCTTATGCGGAAGTATCTGTGGACTTAGAACGTGGAAGCACGAGCGGTCACATAGCTCGTTGGACAACACCTCATTGCCTGCGGTGTAGACCTGCCGCAACTCGGCGATGCCATCCCCGTCAAAGTCGACGCGGATGTATGCCTCACGCAGCAGGATTTTATCCATGCTGTGGTCCGAGGCACTGTCTTCTCGCTCATCAGATTTGTCATAGCGCGCAGTCTTCTCCGTACCGCTAACGATGCCGGTCGGCGCGTGCGCCGGTAGCTTGTCGACGACATCCTTGTCGAACCCCATCTCGATCAGTTCGGTGCGCGTCACATCATCCCTCTCCTGGCCGACCATGCGCGCCCCGCTTGGATCGATCGAGCGACTGTCAGCCGAGATGCGATATTGATCCGGCGGTACCGGCTCGACGCAGATGCGGCCCGTCTTGCAGGTCCGCTTGAACGTCACGTCGTACACCGTCTCCTCGACCGGCACGGGCATCATCGCCATTGGCCCCTGCGGAGCCAGTTGCGGCGCTGCCATCTGCCCCATCGGCCCAATCTGCGGCAGCATCCCCATCGGCATCGGCCGCAGTTGTGTCGTCCGGGTGGTCCGTGTCTCCTGCTCCGTCGGCTCCAGCTCATCGTCGTCGAGAAGTTGCGAGAGTTCGTCCTCGGACAGCCCCTCGTAGGTCTCGGTGGTGACTTTCTCCTCCTTCGACCAGTACGCCTTGACGATGCCGTTCTTCTGCACGAGCGCGTCGAGGAACCACGTGTACATGATCGTGAACGACGGGTTCATCTTGAAGAAGACGTAGTTGACGTAATCGCTCTCCTGCGCCGCCTTCGCCTCATCGTCGGCGCCGACAGGATCGAAGCTGCATACGTTGTCAGCAGTCGTGAAAATACGGAGCAGCGACGGCATGATGCTGTCGACGACCTCGGCTACATCGGCGGAGACCACCTTGGACTGTCCGTCGATCTCGTTGCCGAGCGGCTTGCCCAAATAGAAATCCCACGCCCTGCCGCGTTCGGTCGCGATCTCTCCGTCCGGCTTCCCCATCGCCGTGCGGAACTCACCCTCGACGATAGCCAGCAGTTCGCTATCGGTGAGTTTTTCTGATTTTGCCATTGCGCGGCCCGGTCGTCACGTCGTCGCCCTCTACCACCGCATTTCCATCCACCTGTTGCATCGTCTCCAATGCTTCAAGACGCTCAACCACTGCGTTCAGCGCGGCGATTATCATCCGCATATCGTGCTGAAGATTGTCCACTCTCACTTCGGTTTCTCTGCTCATATGATCGCTACCTTCGGATAGTTGGGTATCAGCGTTCCCTTTCGGCCCTGCCGCCGGGCATAAGCGATATCAGCTACGGCGTGTCGTGTCGCGCTCATCAGCGGATGGCTCTTGGTGGGAACCTGCCCTTCATCACGGTAGAAGCTCTTGTACTCATCAAGCCACTCGGCGAGACGCTTGTCGACCCTGAACCGTCCTGTCTTCATCCGCTCCATGATCTCACGCGAAGTCGCGTCGGCCATGACCGGCGTCTCCTTGTACGGCTCTGGCAGCGTATTGCACCCGCGATCGAGCAGTTGATCTATCAGTTCCTTCGCGCCAGCCTCCCAGGCGATCGGCACCCAGCGACCGTGCGCGTTCATCCCGGCAGCGATGACGATCGGCGGCTCGCGCAGGAACAAGCAGCAATCCCACAGATGCAGAACGTCGGCGTCCTTATCGTGCGCCAGCCACACCGCAGCAGCGCCACCCTCCGGCTGGAAATGGATGCCTGCGATGAGGCGCCAGCCGGGTTCGATCACTGCTTCCGCCTTGGTATGCGAGCGCCCTTCGCACGGGCCTTCGACAGCGCGATCGCCACGAGCTGTTTATCGGCCTGGGCGGCTCCCTTCTTGTAGAAGGTCTTATGCACCGCCTCCGGTATCTGCTCATGCACCTCGTGGAACGCTTTCTCGACGAGCTTCCGCGACTTGGTTTTCTTCATCACTCACCACCACGACCTAGCTCGATAATGAAATTGCCCTTCTTTGGCACCCGCAACACTCCACCCAGCGCCTGCGCCATCCTTGGCGCGACCCTCTCGTACAGCATGTCGTGTTTCTCGGTCAGTCCAGTGAACCTAAGCCGGTCAGGACGAAACCCTTGCACGTAATCCTTCACCGCTCCGAACACCTCCTCGAACCGGCCGATACCGCGCTTTGTACTCCCCCTGCCGCCAACCCCGCCCGGCGGTTCGAGGAATGTCACGTCCACGGTGCCGTCCACGTGCGGGTCTTTATCAACGACCACCCTCATACCTGACTTCGTGGTCGTCCTATGCGTATTGCCCTCAGAATAGCTTCGCCAATCCAGCTTCGGTTCGGCCCCAGCGACAGCAGCCCGATACCCCGGCGGTGCTTCGCCGCTCCCACCACGCAAGTCGAGCGATTGCTGCCCTCTCCCGCCGCCGCCGTAGCCGGGTATAGCTCCCTCGGTCGCTGTCATTGGACTTAGCCCTCGCTGTAGTCGGTCCCAGATGATCGGGGTGAGCAGCCCCGCGCCGGACAGGATATCGGGTCGCACCGTCGGCGGTCCAAGTAGCCCGGCTGGCGCATTCGACGTGTCGAGCAATCCCTGCGGCGTGCCACCAAGCATCCTGCGCTGGATCATCGCCAGCGACTGCGGGTCCATCAGCGGCTCCGCCGGAAACTGCTGCACGGGAGCCTGCATCGGAGCGCGCGGATCGTAGGGCATCAGACTGTCTCCAGAATGCGATCGATCGGCACCTGATTGTACACATGCTTCTCGTGTGACTTGGCGACGGCGAGGGAGGTCGCCATCGCCAAAGCCACCATGCCGTCGATACGCCCACGTGAGCGTTTCTTGTCGAGCGTACGGTTGGCACGCGCGTCAAGATGCACGACGGCATTAGCCGCACACATCTTCAGCACCGGATGATTACCGTGCCGGATGCGTTTCTCAAGCAACTGCTCCTCAAGCGTTCGCAGCGCCGGAGACATCGAAACCCAACCCTGGCCAAAATCGTGAAACTTGCTGTCGATGAGGCTCTCGGTGAGACCTGCCTTCACGAGCCACGGACGAAAATAGCGCATGTTCCAGCGGTCGAAGGCGATTGCCCGCACATCCCTCTGGGACAGCAGCCGGGCGATGTAGTCGGCAACATACTCGTACTGGATGCTCCGGCCGGGCGTGGTCTTGATGAACCCTTGCCCGTACCAAACGTCGTACAGCGCCCGGTCACGCAGCGCCCTCTCCTTCAGTCCCTCTGATGGAAGCCAGAAGGCGCACTCCACATCCAGCTTCTTGCCTTTCGGCGAGACCATCACCAGTGCGGTCAGGTCGTTCGCCGCCGACAGATCGAGACCGGCGTAAATCTCGCCGAGATCGTCGGGATCATCGCCGTTCTCAGCCCACACCTGAAGCGAGACGAACGGGTTCGCCGTCTCGACCCGCTGGTTGAGAACCAGATTGCGGTATTCGGCCTCCCGCGACGGCATACGCCGCGCCGCCTCGGCCATGTCGAGGACTTCCTGCGTGTTCTGGAACTGATCGAGAGCCGGGTTCGCCTTCTTGATGGTCTTCTTGGCGAACGGATCATCCTCCTTCGGCGCCGTGAACAAAAACACCTTGGTGCGTGGGTCAATGTCGGTCTTGGCGTCATCGATGAGCACCGACAGGAGGTCCGCGTCGTTCGGAGCCTGGGTAGAGATCACGATCGACAACGGAGCCTCCTGCGCTCCGGTAGCCGTCTCCAGTGCCTCGTACAGGCTATGTCGGGGGCCACTGACCTGACCGAGTTCATCGTGGACGATGAAGACTGGAGACAAACCGAAGTTCGTCGACGCATCGGCACTCAACGCCGTGTAGAGCGTGCTGAAATGGGGACAGTACAGTTGCTTGACCGTCTCGCGGATGTCCACCTCCCCACGCATGGTCGACGACAGCCGCACGATCTTCGCCGCCAGCCGGAACAGGATGGAGGCCTGATCTCGCGACAGCGCCGAGGAATATAGCTCGCTGTTGTATCTCGCCTCGATACCGCAAAGGTGCAGCAGCAGCAGCACAGCGGCAAAGGAGGTCTTGCCGTTCTTCCGGCCGAACGAAATGATCGCTCGCCGGGTCGGCGACCCGTAGATGCCCTGGATGACCTTCTTCTGCCACGAGCGCAGCAGGAACGGCTGACCCATCAGCTTGCCGTCAGGGATTACGCAATTCGTCTCGATCCAGCGGATGATCTGCGCTGGACTATTTGTCCCACGGCTTAGGTCCGCCCGTGACTTTGGTCTTGCCGCCGAAGGCCTTGAACTCGCGCGTCGCATAGGCCAACCCCAATCTCACCGACTGCATCGCGAGCATCCGGCTCTCGCGAGCATGCATCTCAAGCAACTGGTTGTATATCGAGACCGTCGCCGCGTCATCCTTGTCGAGATTTGCCATCCTCTGACCAATCTCCCGCGCCGCCATCGCATGCCGACAATACGTCTCCAGCACCGCATACATCGGACGCTGGAAATAGTCGGCCGACATGCCACCCACAATCGCCCGCCACTCGTCAGCCTCCGCGTCGGACAGCCAAGCAGGCGGATCAGGCCGCCGAACCGCCGCAACCGCAGTCCCCTTCGGCACCAAGGTCAGTTCAGCAGCAGATTTTGGCCCTCTAGTGCCCATTTTCTTTATTCCACACCAAAACCCTAAGTTCCGT